ATTTATACTTGAAACCATTTCTGAAGGTGGGCTTATGAATAGCACTTGCACCCAAAACCCAGATGGTACTTTACCTTCAGGATCAACAGAAAATTATAGATGGCAAATTGTTTCTCCTAATACAGCTTCGGGAACTTTTACTTTACTTGTTAGAAGAGGAGACGATTCTACAAATTCACCTACAATACTTGAAACATGGGGTCCGTTATCATTAGATCCATTCTCTTCAAATTATATTGAAAAAATAATAGGTAATCAAGTTGAAAATGTAGCAAATGATGGATCAGACTATTATTTACAACTTACAGGAAGTTATCAAAATAACTCAGCATATATTAGAGTAAAACAAGTAAACCAAACTACCCCAAATTACCTTGACAACTCAGGTATTGCTAAACCACAATTTACTGGTTCCATTCCAATTGCTGCTAGTGGAACATTTGGTTCTGCAATTGGATCTAATTTACCATCAAGTACTGGAAATTATTATGAAAATATAAGTGATGCAATAGCAGGATCCCAAGGAATCCCCGCATCAAGTTATACAGAATCGATTTATCTTCTCTCAAATAAAGATGCATACCGATATAATTTTATTACAGTTCCTGGGGTAATTTATAACTTTAGTACAGGAGGATATAATACAATAATAAACCTTCTTAATTCTGTATGTCAAAATAATGGTAATTCAATGGCTATTATTGATGCAGTAGGGTATGGGCAAAACCCAGGTAATGTAATAACAGCAATATCCATTTTAGATACATCATATGCTGCAACGTATTGGCCTTGGCTGCGAACAATTGACCCAGGAACAGGCCAGCAAGTTTGGGTCCCAGCTTCAACTATGATCCCAGGTGTATATGCGTTTAATGATAGTGCAGCTGCTCCATGGTATGCTCCTGCAGGTATAAATAGAGGAATTATTCCAAGTGCTATTATGGCTGAAAGATATTTAACTCAAGGTAATAGAGATACGTTATATGAAGCAAATATAAACCCAATTGCTACTTTCCCTAATTCCGGAGTAACAGTATTTGGACAAAAAACATTACAGAAAAAAGCAAGTGCACTTGATCGTGTAAATGTTCGTCGTTTATTAATTGAACTTAAAAATTATATTACTCAAGTTGCAGATACACTTGTATTTGAACAAAACACAGTAGCTACACGTAATAGTTTCCTATTACAAGTTAATCCATACTTAGCTTCTGTTCAACAAAGACAAGGATTATCTGCGTTTAAAGTAGTGATGGACGAAACTAATAATACTCCAACAGTAATTGATAATAATCAATTAGTAGGTGCGATTTACCTTCAACCTACAAGAACTGCTGAATTTATTTATTTAACATTCAATATTACTCCAACAGGGGTTTCTTTTGAATAAAATTAGTTTTTAAAAAAGAAAACAATATTTATAATAAAATAAAAATATAATATATTAAAATGGCAAATTTCTCAGTATCCCCGGGAGTAACTACAAGTGAAATAGACAACACATTTTTAACAGGACAACCAGTACAAGCTGGTGCAGCTATTGTTGGTCCTACAGTTAAAGGTCCAGTTGAAGTACCTACACTTGTTACCTCATACGCAGATTACGTAAACCGATTTGGAGATGTTTTGATGAGTGGTAGTAATACTTACTCATATTTGACATCAGTTTCAGCATATAATTACTTCCAAAATGGGGGTACTTCATTGATTGTTGCTCGTGTTGTAACAGGTTCATATTCATCTGCTACAAGCTCAGTTGTAGTAAATGATGATACATACGTAACAGATGGATATGTTACACCTGGATATACTGGAGTAGATGTTTTTGTATTGGAAACTATCTCGGAAGGTGTTATTATGAACAGTGATTCACCTGTAGTATCAGGATCATATACTTCTGGAAGTAAAGATAACCTTAGATTTGAAATTACTAACCCAAATACTGGATCTGGTACATTTAATGTATTAATTAGAAGAGGAGATGATAAGGATGCTAATAAAATCATATTAGAATCTTGGAATAATGTAAGTTTAGATCCAAATTCATCACGATTTATAGCAAAAGTAATTGGTGACCAAATTGTAGGATATGATTCAGTATCTAACCAAATTGAAATCCTTTCAGGATCATATTCAAACCAATCAAGATATGTTCGTGTTAAAGAAGTAAATGCACTTACACCTAACTATCTGGATAATAACGGTATTGCAAAACCACAATATACTACTTCAATCCCTGTAGCAATGAATGGTGCTTTTGGAAGTGCTACTGGAAATATAATGGGAGGAGCTAATTTCTATGAAGCAATCAATTCATCCAATACACAAGGATTAACAGCAGGATGTTACGATAATATGGTTAATTTGTTAGCTAACAAAGATGACTACCAATTCAATATCCTATCTACACCAGGTCTAATCAACGAACACCATACAGCAACTATCTCAACAATTATCACAAACACTACAAATAGAGGAGATAATTTATATGTAGTTGATATGGTAGATTATAGTGGAGTATTAGGGGATGCGGTAACGCAAGCAACAAGTAGAGATACTTCATATGCTGCTACTTATTGGCCTTGGGTTCGCATAGTAGATCCGGGAACAGGAAAACAAGTATTTGTACCTGCCTCAACTTTAATCCCAGGTGTTTACGCTTACAACGATAAAGTATCTGCTCCTTGGTTCGCTCCAGCGGGTATCAATAGAGGTGGTCTTTCATCAGTAATCGCCGCTAAATCTAAATTGTCTCAAGCAGATAGAGATGCATTGTATTCAAACAACATCAACCCAATTGCAACATTCCCAAGAACAGGAGTATCTGTATTTGGACAGAAAACACTACAAAAAGGTGCTTCTGCTTTAGATAGAATTAATGTAAGAAGATTGATGATTGAATTGAAAGCATATATTGCACAAATCGCTGATACATTAGTATTTGAACAAAACACAATCACAACACGTAACAATTTCTTATCACGTGTAAACCCATACTTAACTACAATCCAACAAAAACAAGGTTTATATGCGTTTAAAGTGATTATGGATGAATCCAATAATACCCCTGATGTAATAGATAGAAATCAATTGATTGGTCAAATTTATGTTCAACCATCTCGCACAGCAGAATTTATAGCACTTGATTTCATCTTATTACCAACAGGAGCACAATTCCCAGGATAAGAAGTTGAAAAGTTAAATATGTATAACTGAAATAAAAAACAAAATAAAAAATGGCAATCTTAGATCCGAACGAAATATTTTTCACAGCGTTTGAACCAAAACAAACCAACCGATTTATTCTATATATTGATGGTATTCCATCTTATATGGTAAAAGGAATGGGTGCTGTATCTTTAGAACAAACAGCTGTTGCTCTTAATCATATTAACGTTCAACGTTTTGTGAAAGGAAAAACAAAATGGAACACTATCCAATTTACATTGTTTGATCCAATTACACCAAGTGGAGCTCAAGCAGTAATGGAATGGGTTCGTTTACACCATGAATCTGTAACAGGTAGAGATGGTTACTCTGATTTCTACAAGAAAGATTTGACATTCAATATCGTAGGACCAGTTGGAGATATCGTTTCAGAATGGGTAGTTAAAGGAGCTATGATTACAAACGCTAGTTTTGGTGATTACAACTGGGATGATGATGGAACAGCAACAAATATCACAATGACCGTTCAACCAGATTATTGTGTATTGAACTTCTAAAAAAACACAATCTGACACCAATATATTTTTAAATTTTTTGAAAAGAAGCTTGCCTAGTTTAGGTAGGCTTCTTATCTTTCCATATATGTATATATGATAAATAAAGTTATAATAAAATAAAATCTATGAGTGAATTTAAACTTCCAACAGAAAATGTTGAATTACCTTCTAAAGGTTTACTTTATCCCGAAGGATCCGAATTATCAAAAGGAGTAGTTGAAATGTCTTACATGACAGCTAAACACGAGGATATTCTTACCAACCAATCTTACATTAAAAATGGAACGGTATTGGACAAATTAATGAAAGCATTAATTGTATCTCCTATCAATTACGATGAACTTCTAATCGGAGATAAGAACGCAATTATGGTTGCTGCCCGTGTTTTAGGATATGGTAAAGATTATACTTTTGACTATGATGGAGAATCTCATACAATAGATTTATCCCAAATCGAAAACCTACCTGTTAAACCAGAAATCGAATCACGCAAAACTAACGAATTTGAATTTGTACTCCCCAATTCAGGTAACCGTGTAACGTTTCGTTTTTTAACGCATAAAGATGAGCAAGATATTAACCGTGAACTTGATGGTTTAAAGAAAATCAATAAAGAAGCATCATCAGACTTGACCACACGTTTAAAATATATTATCACATCTGTTGAGGGTGCTAGAGAGAAAAAAGATATCCGTGATTTTGTAGACAACTATTTATTAGCAAAAGACTCTCGTGCATTAAGAGAATACATTAAAGAATTACAACCAGATGTGGACCTAACATTCTTTCCCAGTGACGATGGGGTTGGAGTCAATATCCCAATTGGGGTTAGCTTTTTTTGGCCTGACATTTGATATAGCACCCCAGGCTAGAGCCGCGCTTTTCACACAAATACATGAAATATGTTTTCATGGACAAGGTGGGTATGATTGGAATACTATATACAATATGCCTATTTGGCTTCGAAAATTTACATTTAGCAAACTTCAAGAATATCACACTAAACAAACAGAACAAGTCCAAAATGCCCAAAATGGAGGCAATAAGAAAAACCTAATAGACTCATCAGGGAAAGTAAATGCCCCTGAATTTATGCAAGCTAGTGAGCAATATAAGAAACCTGCAAAGTACAAATAAAACTCTGCAGGTTTCAATATTTATAATAAAACATTAAATGGCTAAACAGCAAGGTCCCTCTAAAGCAGAATTAGATGCTATAAGACAATCTTTAAAAGAGATTGAACAACTATATATAAAGTTGGGAGGAATTGACCCTTTTAAAGGAATCAAAGCTGAAAATATAGCATCATCTACAGATGAAGTTACTCGTTTAAGAAATGAACTTCAAGACGCTAGGGATGCTGTTAGCGATATGGAAGGTGAGGCTGGAGATTTATTTAAAAGTTGGAGAGCTATTACAGATGAGGTTAAAGGGCATAGAAGAATAATAAACGACTCTAAATCTACTGTATCAAAAATAAATGACCTATCCCAAAAATTAAAAGATCATCAAAATAAAATTAATTCTCTTTCTTCAAAAGATTTAAATAATATTAAGTCTAAATTAGAACAACAAAAATCAATTTTAAAAACCAATCAAGATAGCCTCCAATCTACAATTGATGAATTAAGACTCAAACAACGCACAGGCACCCTTTCAGCTTCAGAACTATCCCAATTAAGAGAAGCAGAAATGATCCAAAAAAATATTGCTGGGGGGTTAGAGAAAAATAATGGTATACTAGATAGTAATATAAATAAAGCAGAACAA